CATCCACTCTTTCTTTCCAGTCAGAGCGACGGGTAGTTTTGACTTTTTCCATTGCCCGAGAAGCGATGCTTTCGGAAGCCAATACACGAACTTTGGGGGAACGCTCTCGCGATCCAGATGAAATCGGATCAGCTTGCTTGCCGGTAATACGGGCAACCCCGTCGTTCTTACTTTTGTTTCGACCACGGGAACCATGTTTCGCCATCCTTTAACGCCTTCGCTATTCGGCCCATACCATATGGGACCTTCAGGAGTGTCTATTCGTGGAGCATCCGCCCAAACATCGTCGGGACGGAAGCTATCGAAATATATATCCGCATCGGCATAGCCCATAGGCGGATTGAAAGGGAACCGCCTTGCAGGACGGACAAGGACATCAATGTCCTTTTTGTCAGACGCCCTGAACGTACCGTCCGAGGCGATCTTTTCCCTTGTTTTTTTATCGAGATATTCTTCGATCATCTCTGACGGAGGTTCATGACCTCCTACTTGCTCTTTCCACTTGGAAAGAAACGCTTCGATAAACAGTTCCAGAGAACGGCCAGCGAGCTTAAACCGTATGATAGTGCCGTCCTTACGTCGGGCATCATCTGGAAACTGATAGTAAGGGTCTTGTGGCGACAGCCTTTCATCTACGAAGCGTTGTGCGCGATTGAAGAAATACGCGGCCCCGAGGGGAGGCGTTTTCGACATAGCGAACTTGCCTTGCCAACCCTCATCACCAAAATCTTTGTTGATGTATTTGCAGGCATAGCGAATTGATCCTTTTTCGTTGCCAGGGGCAACTGGGTCCCATTGGCTAAAGCCATGAGGCCATGGCGGAATATTCATTCGCTTGAACGGTATGATTTTGACGGGAACAGGAACGTCCCGTTCTGCCCGATGCCAACTAGCGTTGCCGTGATCCATCATAACCGTTGGTACCGTTTTTTGCCAAAAAACGATGATGTGCCAATGGGCGCGGCCCTTTTCAGAACCATACTCACCAACGGCGATGTAACGGCATGGAAAGCCCCTAAATCGTAGTTGTTTGATGAATTTCTGCACATCCGAGTAAGTCAAGATAGAGGATCGAACATGGCTTTCTTCGTTATTCTCATCACGGCCATAGGTTAACGTTATAAACGTCGATCCTACACTTGTCTTACTTTCGGCAATACATTTTCCCACCCACGTATCTACTCGGTGCTCTAAGCATTGCCAGCATTTTCGACAGGCGACCAGTGTTCCGTCATGGAGTTGGTTTGGGGACAAACACATCTTTCATTCCTTTCGCTGGTCACTGTCAGTAAATGCACATTTGGACAAGGGAGTGTGTGCGCGCGCCTACATACACACGTAGGAGGTGTATGTAGGCGCGCTTTTAGGCCCGCGCAACGGGTGTTGCGAGGTCCTTTTGCTTATGAGGCGGGAGTAGGCGTTAGCGACGGCCTAATGGTCGTCGGTTAAGCGCCATGGGAGCGAGAGTGGAGCGTAGCCAAAAGAGGCGCTTTCCTCCGGAAAGGGCTCGCTAGTCGCTCCACGGTCTTGTGGGAACCGCTCAGCGTATCTTGTACGCCAATCGGCCAATTCCCAATGGGCAGGATCAGGGATGCTCTTAAAGTCGCCTCCCCATACCACAGGAATGCCGCAGGAGAGCGACACTTCCTTGCCGATATGTCCAAGGGCATCCCACGCCTTAGGAATGGCTGTGACGCCATTCCACGCCAGTTTTGAGTGGATAATATCCACGGCGTAGGCACGATGAGGATAAGGCTTAACCCGAGGATCAGTCTTACTATCGCCCTCCTCAAATTCCTTTATCTGTTGCTCGAAGGATCGAACACAGCAATGGACATACATGGGGATACCCATGGATTGCAGCCGCCTGCGGAATTTATACTGAAATTCCACAATGTCGGGATCAGCGCCGTCGAAGTCGGCCCGCATAAGCTGATCTTGATAGTGAGGAGTACCGAAGACCCCAACGTTACGGAGGGCGGCTATAGCAGCCGCCACCCGAGTTCGAGGATCTTGATTGACAAGGTCAACCATCGGTTTCCGGTTCCCCGCCAGTATCGCTTGATACCTTATTATCTGTTCCCTCAGCCTTTGCTGGTGGAACGGCGGTGCTTTCCTCAGAACCGCTTGCCGCAGCGCGATTTGCATCGACTGAAGGGGAAGACTGCAACTCGGAGCGGATTTGTTTGATGAGTTTTTCACGATCAACGGCCATTTCTGCACGAAGGCGTTCCATGTTATGGCGCGAAGCCCGCTCCATTTCCAGAATGCGCGGATCGCGTTCTTCACGCTCGAAAATACGAGCGTACGACGTAGGATCAGACGCCTCAACAGAGTAGGTGGCACCGTCAAACGTATCGAGCCAAATAGGCCCGCCAACGCTTTTCAGGCAGAACGAGCCGAGGTAGTAGAACTCGAGCTGGTCAAAGCCAGCAGCGACATGACCGAGGAAAATGTCGTTATCGAGGTGTTGAGCGACCTCCTCATTTTCATAGTCATACTCGACAGGCGTCAACCAAAGATTGACGGCCTGCGGGGCATTAACGCGCATCTTAATGAGGCGCGCATTGTCACCCATTGACATGGGATGAACGAACGTTGCGTCGGTACCCTCGGCAAGTTCCTGATAGTCTTGAATGCTCTTGAGATTTTGCATTTCTGATCCTTTTGAAAAGATTGTCCAGGGCGATTAAACGCCCTTAACGATGCGGGATTGATCGACGGCAGACAGCACCTCGACATAGGCATTGTCATTTTCGAGAAGCCGTTCACCGAATTGAGTATTGCCCTCAATAACAGCAGTGCCGATGATAGACACCTCACCAACGTCCTGATTTGTAACCACAAACGGCAACTGGTTGAAGTTCTTTGCAATCATGAAATCAGCATTGTAGGTCGGATTAGCAACCTCCACTGTCCAGAAGTGCATCCGCTCTTCATTGAAGGCGTCAGAAGGAGCCGGCTTGAACCATTTGCCGCCAACGCGAACATTGGACGACTGCCATTTCCAGTTCATGGGACGGTAGCCGAAAAGCCCGTTCTTGTTTGAGTGCGACGTATCGATCTCACCATTGGACATGCGCTCGACTTTCTGCGGATCGAGATCGTCGCGCATAGCGTTGGGCAGATCGTTTGGATCGAGGGTAAAGAGCAGCGGATCGCGAGCGCGCTCGAAAAGCTGCTCCGGCAGAATTTCTGCCACGACCATCACGATACCGCCAGTAGGGCAGCGTGGCATGACGATCGAAAGATCGCAAACAGCCGCACCGTTAACGACAGCGTCGGTAAGGTTTGCACCATCGGTTGCCCAGCGCTTTTCAATGCCAAAGGTCTCGGTCTTGTCAGCGATGAGGATAGGCTGACGCCACGCCAAATCAGGGACAGTAACACCTTGCATAAGCAGGTCTACAAGATACTGGTCCGTGATACCCTCAAATTGGGCTTTGAGTTCAGCGTACCACTGCGTTCGCTTGGCGAGTTCGATATTCGCAAGCGAAATCTTAACGCCAGACGACGCCATGTTTGCGGTAATATCGAGAATACGACCAGCCGCAACTGACGCATCGGCCTTCGTACGAACAGAGAAGCCGCTATTCGCGCGACCCTCACCGGCAATAACGCTACCGGTACCGCCTTTCGCCGTCTGGTCCGATTTTGCACGAATGGTATTCGCATCGGCAGAAGCCCATGCACCGTTGTCAGCGCCGTACGCCATAAAGCCTTCAAGCGCGATATTAGGGTTCGTGAACGTGAGGTCAACAGACCCCTCCATTGCGAGATCGTCCCAATCAGGAACGACATACTTGTACTGTTCGTGTTGCCAGAAAGCAGGCTGCAACGCCATCGATGTCAGAACATCAACCTTGTTGCCCTGATAAAGAGTCTCCGAGCGGTTGCGCAGACGGAAATTGTAGACCGTGTTATACGCCTCAATATACGCCGTATTGAAGGTATCGGTCGGCTCGAAATGAAAGCCGAGTGACTTCATAATCGGAATAGAGCCACGAGGCCAACCCGATGTCGAATGGAAGAACGGTGTAACCGTCGATCCATCGGCAATCGCTTTTTTCATGTACGAGCGGTTGAACTCATCCATTCCGCCGTTGAAGCGCTCGAAGGCGAGGAAAGGAACGAAGTACGCCATAAACCGGCACTGAATGCCGTTTTTGATGACTTCGGCCGTTTCCATAAGATCGACCTTGCAATGCAACATCGACGTTTTCAGAGCGTCTTCACGCAGCAGCGGAAACGCTGTAACGGGAACCATTTTGCCCGCAGGCATCGACGTGGCGACGACCTGATTAATCTGACGAATACTTCTAGGAAGCTGAATAGCTTGAGTGTTCGTCCGGGAAATGGCGCGAATTTCACTTTCGTTCATACGCATTATTTTTTGCCTTTGAGTTTGCGCCACAACTTAAGTGACGACTTCGTGAGAATTTCACGTCTACGCTGACAACCAGCGCAAACAACAGGAGCTTTCTTGTTCATATCACCACCTGACTTTGAAACGTGGCACCCAAGATGGGAGCCAACTTTTTTCCTGCTCTTTCTTTTCTGACGGCGTGAGTTTCCGAGAGGAAATCTGGTTACGCCAGTTAACGACACTGTCCGCTGCTTTTTCATAGCCACCGATAACACGAGTGGCATAGGCAGCGCCCATTTGTTCGAGATCAGGCCCGTCTGGATTTGCGATCCAAGACATTTGGCCATCACGATCAGAACCCCGAACCCAAATCGGCATAGCGTCGGGTTGCTTAACCGCGACGGGTTTCGGGGGAGTGAAAAAGGTTTGAGCAGCCACAGGGGCATTTTTCATCAACCTTTGGTTCACAGAACCGTTACCGGCGAGGCCGGAAACGGAGGCCGGTGTCCCGGCAGAAGGACCAGCGACAGGAGTAGCCTGACGGCTAACTTTAACGCCGGTGTAGGTGGATGCTGGACGAAGCGAAGGAGTAGGGACCTTTGTCAAACCCCGCAATTGATAATCCATCAACGCGGTGTCCGGTCTAAACTCCTTTATGCTCTCAGCCTTGTTATCCAAGGCCTCACCAAGAACACCCCCGATATTGCCAAGGATCGAACCAGAGTTCGACAAGCTTGGCGAGGTAGTTGTGGTGAAGCCAGCAGAGCCACCGTTACGAAGCGCCGTCAGCGGGTTAAACCCCGCAGCGGTGGCAGATGAAACCATCTTGCCGTAATCGACTTCGTTTTTGACCACTTGGTCCTTTTGCTTGCGCCCCCCAAAGAGGGACAAAGCACCACCGATGAGACTTGAGAACAAGCCCATTAGAACATACGACCGTTGTCAAACGGAACGGGAGTGTAAGGCGTTGCCTTTTCCACCATCTGTGTCGCCATGTTATCAAACACGCGACGTTCCGTTTTAGCCTCTACTGATTTACGGCCAATAAAGGCCATGATCAGATCGACGGTAATAGCGCCACCAGCGAACAACCACAACATAAAGTTGTTGACCGCGTCCGCTTCTACACCTCTTGCGACCAAGAAGGCCGCAAAGGCAGTCCCCACCCGACGAGCGAGTGGAGCACCGATAAGCAAGATAAACTTGCGATCTAGAATGCCTTTCAATGTCATTGATATTTCCTCAGGCCGCCGAATGCGCCCGTATCGTCAGTGAGGTGATTTGATGGCTTTGTCAACCCCTACGACCGCACCATGGAACAAAGTTCCGAGACCCGCCGCTACCGCGATTTGAAGCCGGTCTTTCTTTACAGGTCGGATTTTCGCGCACTTCCTCATTCTTGCGGGGTGACTTCCTATCGTCAGGCTTATTTTTTACCTCCTTTTTTTTGACCGGCGAAGGCAGTCTAAGACTGCCATGATCGCTGCGGCGGATAGAGTTGGGACGGGATTTTTGGGGCGAGGAGGTGGCGATAGCGTGGGCATCGAGCACCCTTCCTAACGTCAGTCGCCTACCCTCAGCTAACTCTTGTGAGATCGCATCCACTCTTTCTTTCCAGTCAGAGCGACGGGTAGTTTTGACTTTTTCC